TGTAATGTGTCCTACGTTAAGAATATAATCAGTTTTAGACACTTTCATTTTCATTATCAAATTAATGTTTGATATTAAAATGCTTTTAGGCCCGCGTAATGCTCTTTGAATAAATTCGTAAACAGAACCCGTCTGACTGACAACACTACCGCCGAATTTAGTAGTAGTTTCAGATATACCAGTAAATTCGATTTTTATTTGCTTACCTAAATCTGAAATTATAAAGTCTGTTCTTTTAGAGGTTGCCTTTAGCTCTTCCTTAAAACCTCTAACAAAACGAGCAGCTGCTTTTCTTAACTCCAATTCTTGAGTTTTATTAAGCTGTATTTCATTACTAGCTGCTTCAATAGCCGCTACGGCTTCTTCTTGTGTAGAATAGCCTGCGGTTTTACCAAATGTTGGGGTTAATCTACGGCTCTTAGTCGCTCTACCAGGTATATTATATTCTACTAACTGGTATAAGATTTCTTTATAGATTTCTTCTTCATTGATTTCTATTACGTGTGCGTATAGATCATATTTATTAGCACGAAGAGTCTCACCCGTTTCTTCTAGATCAGATTTAATCTGTAAAAGTTTAGCATACAGGTCAGACTGAGCCATTTTTATTAATAAGATCTAATACTCTTTGAATGTGTGGAGGGAAATTGGACGAATAGACTTCATTCCCGGTAGCATTAAAGTTGTTAATAGAGGCTCCACGCATTGAGCGAGATTCTTTATATTCCTCATCTTTGTAGTACTGTACCAAATCAATAGTAACTTGCTTAAGCGGGGCAGATACTGTAAAGTCTCCGCCAAAGCTATACTCAACTTGCACAGCTGCAAAGCCTTTGGGCCATAAATTCTGGTCAGTTCTATATAGCTTGCCGTTTACTAAGTCTATTCCGTAAACTGTGTCTGCTACTGGGTAATGTACTGTACTGTCATAACTGTAAGGGTCGATAGAGGTTAACGAATCGACAGAATTAATCGGATAATTATCCAAGTAAATAACGTCTGTATCGTAATCAATATCAATTACTTCAGTTATAGTTTGTTCCTCTTCGAAAAGAGGTCTGTCAAGATAGAGCTGGATTATTTCGCTAGCATTGCTAATTAGCAGCTCAAGAAGATCATCCTGGTCTGTCTTAGTTATTCCTTTTGCAAGTTTAAATTCTTCTAAAGTTATAAGATCAGCCATTATTTCATCCAAGATAAAGGAGAGGGCCGAAGCCCTCTCCATCACCAATATTAAGAAAGTGCGTAACGAAGACCAACAACAGATGGAGCGTTTGGAATGATTTCGTTGAAACCAAGACGCTGACTTGTTACTAGAACTCTACGTTGTTCCTTCACTTCGTAGTCGCTTTCTACGGTTAGACCACGTAGACGAGGAATTACGAAGTTGCGCTTGTTAAGCGCCAGTGCGTGGAACTTACCAGCACCGGCAGCCGCGAATTCATCAGACATAACAACTGCTGAACCGTAAACCTTACCGATTTCACCGGTTAGCTTGGTTGCCATGTCACTGCCGACTAGGTCAGCGTCTTGGAATTCTGCGTCTTCGATTAGCTGGAAGTACGCATCTTGGCTAACGATATAGACAAGATCACGAGGATTAACGCCGTACTTGCCCATTAGCTTGCGTAGGCCGAATAGAGAAGCTGCAGTTAGTGGGGTATTTGTGGCTGCGGTTGTAACCATGCGGCTGTTTGTACGAGCAAGCTTGATTAGACCGTCCTTAGCACCTGAAGCGTAAACACCGTCGGCATCGTTACCTGCAAGAATCATATTCTCAACACCACGTGCGTGCGAACGCATCATGCTTTCACGAATTAGAGGAAGAATTGGGATAATCGCATCTTCTTCAGTTTCGTTACCTAGGTAACCTAGAGAAATCATCTTGATTGTGTTAAGGTTGATTTCGGTTAGGGCAACACCGTCATATGGAGAACCAAAAGTAGCGCCGCGCTTGTCAACGTTACCGTTCGGAGCAGAACCCGAAGCAGTTGTGTTGGCAGTAATTTCTGCGTAGCCTGCGTCTGGCATGATTGGAACGGTCATATTAGCCGCGGTCATGTTAATTTCACGGAACATACGAGCAACAACTAGCTCATTCTGAATGTCGCGTTCAAGGTTAGCCGAGCCCATACGCTCGAATTCTGCGCTCGAAACAGATACGGTCGAGTGAGTGTTAACCTTTTCTAGAAGTGACTTACCGAAGGCTGTGTCTTCGATGGACTTCTTACCGCGGTCTGCGGTTGCGCGTGCAAGAATGAATGCGTTGTCGATATCGGCTTCAAAAGCCTTTAGATCGGTACTACCGCCGGTACGGTCGGAGAATACGCGCTTGCTGTTTTGCATTGCTTGAATTTCTGCCGACTTTTCGGCTAGAGCGGTTTCGAAGGTCTTGATAGCGGTTTCGAAATCACCATTCTTTTCAGCTAGCTTTGCTTCGAAAGCTGCCATTAGCTTTTCGCTTTCTGCAGTAACAACAGTAGCTACAGTAGCAGCAACTCTTTCATCTTCTGCTTTCTTAGCAGCAGCAGCAGCCTTGTCGGCTAGCTCTTTAGCAACGCGCTGGTCATCTAACTTCTTAGCTTCTGCAGCGATCATTGCTTGAATTTCTTCTGGGGTCATAGTCTTTATCTCTTTGCGGGGCGCTTGGCCATCCGTCTCGCCGTTGTCACCAGTTTTAGAAGTATTTACTTCCTTCTCTGCTGCTTGGCCATTTGGTTCATCAATATCAAGTTCCTTTAAGAACTTACGGAACTCATCTCTGTTTTCAAACGACTTCGCTACAGAGAAGCATGCGTCTTGATTGCATGGCACTGTAACAACTGAAGTCTCTAATAGTTCGGCTTCTTTAATAATAAAACCGTCGTTGCTTTCGTCATATTCTACGTCTTTTGCTAGAAACCCGACGGAGAAGGTGGATAATACGCCATCCTTAATTAAAGGATACTGTGGGGAAGATTTGCTAATAACCGCAGAAATCTTAAGTCCGTTATCATCAATTTCAAGTTGTGTGGCTTTACCTATTGGAGCGCCGTAATTGTGATTAAATAAGATGATAGGATTTTTCTTATAGTTATTTAAGCCGCCCTTAGACCAGGCCGACGGTAAAATAGTGTCACCGACTCTATCCACCGCTTTTGTACTAGCATAGCCTGTGATTCTAAGAACGTCGTCTTCTTCGACAGCCTTCTCGATTTTTGAGTCTAAGAAGAATGTCTTCTGACTGAAGTTCTTTTGAACCATAATTAGCTACTCTTAGCTGTTTTATTAGCGCTTGTAGTAGGCTTAGGAGTTTTTTCTTCGTTAACTACTACTTCTTCTGGAGCTTCTTCTTCTGGAGCTTCTTCTGCTTTGGAACCTGCTCCAATTAATTCATATTCTGCAAGTAGCTTAGCGTTACGCTCCGCAATTACTTCGTCAATGTCGGTAAGCGGGACAAAGTTTTCCGGCTTACTGTTTCGGCTGTCTGCCTTTCTCACTATGTTCTCCATTCTGTTCCAGCTTCCGAAAATTTGTCGAACTCGCATAGAACGAATTGGGGCGTCTCCCTGTTTATCGTATTCACGAAGAGTCATTACGCCGCCTTTAGTTTCAAAATAGTCTGTTAATAAATTAACGACCTTAGTTCGTTGAGTCATTCTTCACCCTCGGGAGGTCTTCCTCCCTGGCTCGGATTTGCCGCAGAGCCAGCAATATTTGCCGGTATACGCAGATCGTCATGGCCTTGTATTCGTGGTAAACCAAGCTTATCTCTAGCCTCTGCAGGTGCCATAACACCACCATTTACTAGAGTCGTGTAGTATGCGGCTTCGTCGCTTAGTTCCGGGCGAAGAGCATGAATATATGTTAAATCTTCATAGATTTCGAAACCAAAGAATCTTTCAAATGCTGAGTTGATTTTATCAACAATAGGCAGAATCGTTTCTAGATAATATAGTCTATGATTTGGTCGGATATTTGCATTATTACCCCCATCTAGTAGTAGTGGAGGAATGCCTAGAGCTTTTAATATAGCCTTTTCGCTACTTACGATGGAATTCTCAAAGTCTAGCTCTTTAAAATTAATACCAGAGATAGTATCAATTTCCATCTCACCGTCTAAAATAATAGGTCTGCGGCCGCCAGATCGTGGGTTATATTTTCTACCCCACTCTGCTAGTAGCTTTTCTTTATGTCTATCATTTAGTCGTTCTTTTACTTTGATCACAAGGCCAGGAACGGCTCCATTCTTAAAGAAGTTATCCTGAAAATCTCTCATAGAGAGAAGAAGTTGCATTGTACGAAGAGCTGGCTTTAGACGAGAGGCTCCTCTGTATATCGTATGATAGTTATTGTCCTTTATATGGATTATTTCTCGAGCTTCAAATACTGTTTCACCACCATTAAATTTGTAATGGCTGACAAAAGTCTCTTTATCAGACACAACCGTCATTTTTGTTGCAGGCAAGTGATAAAGGCCAGCACCATCCCAGTAAAGGAATATATTTCCATCCAGAATAAAATCTAGAAGTATTGCTCGTCTAAACGAACTAATATCTTGGAAAGGGTTTGGTTCTTTATTTAAAATTCTAGCTAGTTGTACGGCTTTAATACCTGTTACATTAGAAGTAAGAGTCGTCTTTACAGGCTTTACAACAGTTTTAATTTGAGAAACATCATCCACAATCATATTGACTGCGCGATTTACAACCTCTATTTTTTCGTAGCATTGCTCGTAAGTGTAAGGATTGTCTCTTGTCGATTCTTCTACAGTTCCGCCGCCGCTAAGGTGTGGCTGAGCCGGATTTAGTTTCTCGTAATCTTTAGTTAGGCTGAATAACCCCATGTTTTTCCCTCTGTATCTCTACCCAACGTTTCTGCTTAGGGGCAGTAGCGAGTGACGGGTCTTTACCGTATATAGAGTGAAGTTTCATGTGGTGAGTATGACATATAGTCACAGCTTCGTCATAAAGTTCCTTTTGGTGTTCCGCTATGAAGCGCTCACGAATCTCTAATACGTCTTCATCTGTATTAATTTTAATACTATTAGCAATGCACCACTTATTAAATAGAGGCGTCAAAGAATAGTAGTGGTGAAAATCTAGTTCCTTATCCGAACCGCAAATCTCGCAAGAGGTTCCCTTTTGATACCTTGACTTTGCTTTATCTCGAATATGCTTGATGGGGTCTCTCTTCTTTGTCATTGTTAGGATTATACCAAGTTTACCTAACAATGTCAAGAACTATATACGACAGGTATGGTATAATCCTATTATACATAGGTAAGATTTACTACAAC